TGTGTTTGGTTGTGGTGAATTTGTGACACAAGAACCTAATCATAAGTATTTTAAATGTATAGATGAAAAAGATCTCCTAAGAAAATTTGTTGATATATTCAGCATACTAAATCCTAACACTACAAACAGAAAAAAGATCTTTATTGGTGAAGTAGAAGGAACCTATCCAGATGTTATTACAGGATGGAATGTTGAAGGGTTTGATGTACCTTATTTAATTAATAGAATGATTAATCTATTTGGTAAAGCCTTTCCTAATAAACTTTCACCATGGGGTATGCTAGATCAATCTAGTAGATTGTTTGCTATGACTGGTAAGATGGGTTGGGACATTGTTGGTATTAATACTATTGACTATCTTGCTGCTTATAAAAAATTTACCTATGCACAACAATCGAGTTATTCGTTAGACAATATTGCTAATATAGAACTTGGTGAAAGAAAACTAGACTACAGTGAGTATGAAGGTCTGATGGGTCTATATAAAAATAACTATCAGAAGTTTATTGAATATAATATCAAGGATGTACTATTGGTACAAAGACTTGATGATAAGATGAAGCTATTAGAATTAATGTATGCTATTGCTTATGATGCAAAAGTTAATCTTAATGATGCATTTACTTCTGTGAGGTTATGGGATGTAATGATAAACAATTACCTTACTTCTAAAAAGATTGTTGTACCAAGAGCTGTACCTCAAGAAAAAGAAAGACAGAATGTTGGTGGTTATGTTAAAGATCCTCAACGTGGTATGCAAGAATGGATTGTATCATTCGACTTAAATAGTTTGTATCCTCATTTAATAATGCAATATAATATTTCACCAGAAACATATAGAGGCATACACTCAGCAAGAACATCTATTGATAATATACTTGATGGTGCCTATAATGATATAGACAATCCAGATGACAATACAATTGGTGGTTCTGGTGCAATGTATACAAAAGACTTTAAAGGCTTTTTACCTACACTAATGGAAAAGACGTATGCTGATCGTGTAGTGTGGAAGAATAAATTAAACGAAGCTAAAAAATCTGGTGATGAGAATGAGATATCAAGATGTGATAACATGCAGATGGCTAAGAAGATTCAACTTAACTCTGCTTATGGTGCTCTTGCTAATCCATTCTTTAGATGGTTCAAGTTAGAGTATGCTGAATCGATTACAGCATCTGGTCAGCTTTCTATTCGTTGGATAGAGAAAAAGATTAATGAATGGATGAATGTTAAACTTAAAACAGATAAAAAAGATTATGTAGTAGCTATCGATACTGATTCTGTTTATGTATCAATGAAGGACCTGGTCACTGAACCAGAGAGAGGTGTTGAACAACTACACAACTTCACTACCGATACCTTTGAACCTCTAATCAATAAGTGGTATGCTGAACTTGCAAAGTACACTAATGCATATGCACAACGAATGGTAATGAAGAGAGAAGTGATAGCTGATAGAGGTGTGTGGACATCCAAGAAGCATTATGCTCTTAACGTATGGGACATGGAAGGGTTTAGATATAAGACACCACAACAGAAGGTAATGGGTCTTGAATCTGTTAGATCGTCGACTCCAAAAATCTGTAGAGAGGCTATTAAATCTGCGCTGAGGATATTGCTGAACGAGAATGAAGCTCGCTTTATAGAATTTATAGAGTACTTTAGAAAAGAGTTCTTTGCTATGCCATTTGAAGATATAGCCTTTCCTAGAGGAGTATCAGATATTGGTAAATGGCAAGATAAACGACATGATAGGTTTATAATTAAAAAGGGGTGTCCTATTCATGTTAGAGGATCCATAACATTTAATAATATGCTATTAGATCATGATTTACTAGGAAAGTATAGTTTAGTAAATCAAGGTGATAAGATAAAATTTGCATATCTTAAATTACCTAATCCTTCAAGAGAACACGTAATATCAGTACCAAGTACGCTACCTAAACAATTTAGTCTTGATAAATATATAGACTACGAGAAACAGTTCAGTAAGTCTTTCTTAGAACCTATAAAAACTGTAGCAGATGCCGCTGAGTGGCATGTAGAAAAAACAATCACATTAGAAGACTTTTGGACATAGGAGAAAAATATTGGCAACGAAGACAGAAATAAGTTTAGATGATTTTGATTTTGGATTTTCAATTGTAGATGAAAATGAATTAGAAGCAGTTACAAAAGTAGAATCAAAACTTCAAGCAACCTCAACAGGAGCTGCAGAAGCAGCTGCTGAAACAAAAAGTGTGCAAGCTAAAATGGATAGGATGTATAACGCTGTGATACCACTTTTGAACAACCTTCAAAAGAATCCAGAAAAAGAATATATCTATTGGCCAGGCCGTCATAATAAAGTTGAACAGTTTAGAGATAAGTTAACAATTTTATATAAAAGTTAGTTGACCTAACCCACATTTGGATATAATATAAAGTATATAATAACATTGGAGTGATCGCAATGAGTGATTTTTTTCGTAATTTAGTGGACGACATGAAAGATGAAGACACATCTATAATGGGTGATGGCAAAGGTGCTGCTGAGTTTGGTGGTACTATAGATTCAGGCAGCTATATGCTTAATGCTGTATTGTCAGGTTCTATATTTGGTGGTATACCTAATAATAAAATAACAGCCTTTGCTGGTGAATCAGCAACTGGGAAGACTTTCTTTGTCTTAGGTGTTGCTAAGCAATTTTTACAAGATAATCCAGATGGTGGAATAGTGTATTATGACACTGAAGCAGCTGTGACTAAACAGATGATGGAAGAAAGAGGAGTAGATACTTCTCGTGTTATTATATCTCAACCTGATACAATACAGAAGTTCAGAACACATGCTATGAAGACTATAGACATGTATGAGAAGACTCCAGATAGACCTCCTATGCTGTTCATATTAGATAGTCTAGGTTTATTATCTACCGAGAAAGAAGTAGCTGATACTACTGAAGGTAAAGATGTACGCGACATGACTAAGTCTCAATTAATCAAAGGTGCCTTTAGAGTGCTTACACTCAAGTTAGCGAAAATAGGCGTGCCTATGATCGTTACAAACCATGTTTACGAGGTGATTGGGTCTTACATGCCTACTAAAGAGATGGGTGGTGGTTCTGGGTTAAAATACGCAGCTTCTACTATTGCATACCTTTCAAAGAAGAAAGTAAGAGATGGTACTGATATTACTGGTATTATTATTAAAGCTAAAATGTTTAAATCGAGGCTTGCTAAGGAAAATGCACAAGCAGAGGTATTACTTTCTTATAAAGGTGGATTAGACAGATATTATGGTTTACTAGAGTTTGGTGAAAAGCATGGTATATTCAAGAAGTCTGGTAATAGATATGAAATGGGTGAATCTAAGTTATATGGTAAACAAATACTAAAAGATCCTGAAAAATATTTTACTGAAGATGTGCTAAAACAAATAGATGAGGCATGTAAAACAGAATTTAGTTATGGAACAGTTTAATTTTTTATCCATTGATCAATGTAATGGATTAATTGACTGGTTCCAGCATCAGAAAAAAATAGGTAAGACTTTAAACCAGAAAACAAAAATTATACCGGATTATATTCCTTCTCATTCATATGACAGATATTCAGACAAAGGACTTGCTGTATTAGAAGATGCATATCTTCCAATGGAAGATATACTATGTAAAGAACAATTTGAATTAGTATATAATTATGCTGCAAAGCATGGTAAACAAATTAAAACAATGCGTGGTTTGTTAGTTACAAATTATCCTGTGGGTGGGAAGATACATTGGCATTGTGATACAGATGGAGATGGTCTCTTTAGTACAGCCACATATTTAAATACAGATTTTGAGGGTGGTGAATTGCAATTTGGAATAGATGCAAATGGTCAAAAACAAATTAAAAATATACCTGAGATGTTAAAGTATATTAACCAATTTGAATCAGTTGGTAAAGAATATACAGACACAATTAAACCATATCATACAGCTGATAAAATAGCTGGACGTGGTATGTTTTATAGTTCAGACAAATGGCATCATGTTAAAGAGGTTACAGCAGGAACAAGATATAGTTTATTAGGATGGTTTCATGGGGGTGATATATGATAACACAAAAAATACTTGAAGGATTAATTGATAGTGATGACTTTGTACGTACAGCTAAACCTTATATAAAGGAAGAGTACTTTAAAGAACATACAGAAAAAGTAGTATTTGAAGTAATCAATAATTATATAGACAAGTATAATAAGTGTCCTAATTTAGAGTCTATTAAGGTAGATTTAGATAATAGAACTGATCTTAACGAAGATCAACATTCCACTATTTCTAAATATGTGCAGGGTATGGTGCCCGGCAATACTGATATAGAATGGTTAGTTGACGAGACAGAAAAGTTCTGTCAACACCAAGCGATCTATAATGCTATTATGGAGTCTATTCAGATACTTGATGGTAAGACTAAGACTCAAAAGGGTGACATACCCACATTACTAACTGATGCACTTTCAGTTACGTTTGATCCTCACATTGGCCATGACTTTATTGAGGACGCAGACTCTCGATTTGAGTACTATCATAGAAAAGAACATAAGCTGCCATTCAACCTTGATTGGTTTAATAAAATTACTAAAGGTGGTCTATCTAAAAAGACTTTAAATATCTGCCTGGCTGGTACTGGTGTAGGTAAGTCATTGTTTATGTGTCATTGTGCAGCAGCTAATATGTTAGATGGTAAAAACGTATTATACATTACTATGGAGATGGCTGAAGAAAAGATAGCCGAAAGAATAGATGCTAACTTAATGGGTATTACTATGGATGAATTATCTGTATTACCTAAAGAAGCATATGATAAAAAATTAAATAGAATAAAAGATAAAACCACTGGTCAGATAATTATAAAAGAATATCCTACTGCTGGTGCTGGGTCCAATCATTTTAGACATCTATTAAACGAACTAAAAATGAAACGTAATATTGTTCCTGATATAATTTATATAGATTATCTGAACATATGTATGTCATCAAGAATTAAATATGGTGCTAGTGTTAACTCCTACACTTATGTAAAAGCTATTGCAGAAGAGCTTAGAGGGTTAGCTGTTGAGTTTAATGTACCTGTTGTATCAGCTACACAAACAACTAGATCAGGTTTTAGTAGTTCAGATATTGGACTAGAAGATACTTCTGAATCGTTTGGATTACCAGCTACTGCTGACTTTATGTTTGCTATTATTGCAACAGAAGAACTAGATCAATTAGGTCAGTTCCAAGTTAAGCAGTTAAAGAATAGGTATAGTGATCCAGGTATGTTTAGAAGGTTTATAATAGGTGTTGACAAAGCTAAGATGTTATTGTATGATGTAGAGCAGTCTGCTCAAGTTGGTCTTATGAATGACGACACACCAAGTAGCAACAGTGATGATTCAGATCGTCGCAAACTTTTTGAGGATTTTAAATGAGACATAAAATATACGAACACATTAATGGTGGATATAAAATTGAAAAGAAAAAGAATAGACATCATCTTAAAGAATTAGCTACTGGTCAATATATAAGTGATTATGGTTATAGTACTGAAGCAAAAGAAGTTATAAACAAATATAAATTAGGCGGTGGGTTCAATGGTTGGACTCCTGGATTTATGGTAGACAGTGGAAGTAAGTTTTCAAACATAATAGATATAGATGATATGGAATTTGATGAAGAAGATATATTGGAGAACTAATGCAGGTATCAGTTAAAGGAGCAGACAGGAAGCTAGGTAATTTATTACGTAAGGCTTGTATATTTTATGGTTCAGAATTAATGCATACTAATCTAGCTAAGTATATTAATATTAAAATAATACTTCATAATAAATCTAAAGAGTATCCAGATAAAGGTTCATGTATATGGGATGATGAATGGAACTCAAAGAAATCTAGAGATTTTACTATTACAATAGCTAGAGGTCAAACAAAAGTAGCTAAACTTCATACACTAGCACACGAGATGGTTCACGTTAA